CCCCCCAGCCCGCCGCCTTCCCCATCAGCCCGGCGATCGCACCCATAGCCGCCAGAGCTGCCGCGGCAACCGCCATAAACGCCTTGCTAACTGCCAAAAGAACAGAACCCAATCCCTTCAATACATCCCTGAAAGAGATCGTTTTCCGCTCTGCTTTTTCCTCTTCATTTCCGAGAGCTTTGACGCCCTTCGTTTCTGCGTCCAGGGCTGTCTCGTTATCCTTGAGCTCAGCCTCTGATTTCCGCAACGCCTCGGTCTCCCGGTTGATCTTGATCTGCAGATCTTCTGCCGCTCGGCTGCCGGCCCCTTGCTTTTCAACAACCTTGTCATACTCCTCAGTCAGAGCCGAGACCTTCTGTTTTTGCAGGTCGATCACACCAGCCAGAGTCTTATTCCGCCCCTCCAGCCCGGATGCTGTTTTGTCCCAGTCCGCCATCCCCGCCACAGATGCCCTGAATCCGGTTTCAAGCAGCCGAATTTGCCGGTTCATCTCGCTGATGCCGGCCTTATAGTTCGTAGTATCAACACTTGGCTTTAGAGATAGCGGATCAGTTTGGCTCATTATTCTTTCCTTTTTCCCTCTCCCATGCTATGGGAGAGGGCAGGGTGAGGCTTACATCCAACTCACTTCATCGCAATAAGATTTCTTCTTGACCTCTGGAGCCTCACCGCCGGTCTCGTTTACCCTTCGAATAAAATCAAAGAGGCTCACCGCGTCGGTTTGGTCAAGATCATTCAAATTCCATTGCAGATTCTTGATCATGCTGATCTCCAGATCCAGCAGCACATTGATCAACTCCCGGTCATCGGGTAACTCTTCAGCCGGGCCTACTTTCCCGGCAGAGTAGGGTTTTTAGGGACCCCGCCGCTCGCCACACTCATGATCGTGGTCAGAACAGCCAGAATTTCGCCCATATCTGCCATCTCGTCGGCTTCTTCAACCGTGAACTGGCCGCCAAACACTGAGATCATGAAATTCATGATCTTGTCAGCATCTTCCGGAGACATTTTTTCAGGGTCGAGATCACCCAGTTCTTTATTTAATTTGATTGCTTCCTTTAGAAGCTTCCACGGTACAAATGTTCGTGTGAATTGCTTTTCAACCTCATTTGTTTCTTTGTTGTAAAAATGGATTACCATCGGTGAAACTGACATCGCAAAACCTCCTGAAAATCTTTTCGCGTCTTCCCCCGCCGGTCGTATTCTGGCCGGCGGGGGTGATTAACATTTTGAAATTCCTGCCTACGCTGCCGTGGTGAACGTCACAACCGACTTCAAAGTCTGGTTGTAAATATCGATCACCGCGATGACAACCTTGTGTTCCTTTGAACCGGATAGCGCGGAATGCGCCAGGGTCATGATCTTCCCGGTCGTATCCAGGCTATTGGTGGTCGCAACCACCGCGTTCTGATCATCTAACACAGAAACGTTGTAAATCGCGTCAGCCTGCAGCTTGTTATTGAACGTCAAGGTGATCGAAGCCGTCTTGCTCACATTGGTTGCATCATCGACCGGCACCGAGCTGCTGAGCGCCAGCGCCGAAGGCGTGGCCACACCCGGAACCTGAACCTGGGTGAACCAGCCGGTTGCAACAAAAGCATCGGTATCTTCGTCACCAAAGACCCGTTTGATTCCATCGGTCACACCGTTCACGGTGTACTGGAAGATCGTTTTGATGGCCTTCGCCACCAGCTTGATCGTCTGAGGTTCTTTCTTCTCGCCGATGGTCTTCATCGCCTCTTCAGGCACAGAGAACATCACCTTGTTGAACCAGTAATACCGGTTGCTCTCATTCGCTTTCTGGCTTCTGAACCCCAGCGCGAAATACGGAGGCACACCCGGCATGTCGATCACCCGGCCGGTCGTCACATCGAATTGTTTGCCGGTGAGCTTGGCATACATTTCNNCGTGATCTCCAGATCTGTCTCAGATTCCGAAACCGCCACATCGAACGGAGCGTTGTCGGCATACTGAGTGCTCTGATCTGTTTTAGGCTTCGCTGCCAGATCTGCAGCCGGAGCCAGATAAACAGGAGTATCTGGGGTGTATGCACTCGCGCTATCTGCCAGAATTTCAGCGACATAGATCGAGTCCAAACCAACCGCAGACTTATACTCGTCTTGATTGATCATCATTTTCAATCCTCAACTTTCTTGATAAACATATTCGGTTCCCAGCCCATACGGACTTGAACCATTTTCGCGCGGGATCTCGAACATATTGCCCTTTGTAAATCCCGCCGCCAGCATCGCTGCGTCCACATTTGGCAGGCCGGTCAGACCAGTTTTGCTGAACACATTCACCTGCACCATGTAAGACCGCAGCGTTTCAACGTTATCGGCATGCTGTTCAGCTGGTGCCGACACCAGAAAATACACCAGGTNNTAGGGCACCCCGATGGCTGTCAGAGCCGTATCCACTCGTTCCCAGATCGTTGTCGTCACAGAGCACCTCTGCTTTTGAACACTTCGACCATTCTGGCCCTGGCTCGTTTGTAGTCTTCAGCGAATGTTGGCCGGATGAACGGGTGAGCGGAATTTCTTGGGCTGCCATTTTCTTGGTAGAAGAAGTACTTTTCGGTTTCCCGATTAATTGCGTAGACGCCAACCTTTACAAAGTGGTAACTCCCATCAGCGGCAGGGCCAATCATTTTGATATGTGCCCGCAGATTGCCCCGTTTTTTCGGAGCCCGCCGCAGCATTCCATCCAGCAGAATTTCACCGCCAGCCTGAAGAGCTTCGTCAGCGATCGCGTCAATATCTTTGCCGGCCTTTGCCAGGTCTTCAAGATAATTTTCAAGCCCGCGCACATTCAACGACGATCTCATCCAGCCACCAGCCTTTTGACCTTTAGCTCAATGTATTCGTGCCTCTCTTGGATGTCATCCAGCGAAACGATCTCATAGACCGTACCGCCTGTGTAAGTGTGACCGGTTACAGTCCCGTGGATGTCAACAACATCCGTCACGGTCGCGCCTTTCACCACCACACAAGTCCGATCAATTCCAGACCGGTACCTGATCAGCAGCGTGGCAGCCGCCTCAGCACCCAGAGAATCCGCGGTCCAGGCTTCAGGGCCGTGTACATTCGTCCACCTCGCCCACACCTGCGCAAGAAACGGATAGGTCTTTGCAGCGAAGCCGCCAGTACCTTTCGTCGTATCCCGCGTGGCCAGCACCACCTTTACGTTCAGATCGCCCGGGTTGATCACTCGTCCATTGAGTTTCATAGGTTTTCCTTGCCCTTGCTTATCCCTCCTCCCCTGTTTACGGGGGAGGAGATGGAGGTGAGGGCTACAGATCCTCCGGCGGGATCAACTTGACCCTGAACATCACCTCAGACAGATCGCTCGTGCTGACCTGCTGGATCTCATCGTCAACCGTGATGAACGACTCGAATGCGTTCGACTGGTCTCCAGTATCGCCAACGATCGCGATCAGACTATCGACCGTGTCCCCGCGCTCCACGCCAGGCAATAAAACTGCCCCGGCGCCGTCGTTCCCATAGAACTCGTGATACCGCAGCGCCAGAACCTCAAGCTGAGTTAAGCAAGCTCTCAGTCCGGGACCCAGAGACGAATTTTCAACACTTGCCATTGACGGATTTTCATGCCATAAAGTGAGCAGCATCCGTGCCGGGCTCTTCGCCTCTTCCGGGATCGGGCTCTCTTGCGTCCAATCCCTTCCGGTCGCTCGATGGATGTAGGCATCCACAGCAGGCAGCAAGGCCAACATATCGGCGTCAGTTGTTTCACACCGTAAAACTATGGATGCTTCACTTGCAGTCAATATGTTGGTCATGTCAGCCTTTCCTTTCGGTTATCAGCGCTTCTTAGNNTCTGCCATCAGGGGCGGTTACTGCAGTCACCGCGCAGGTGTTCTGCATCCATTCGTCACCCGTTCCTGGAACATAGTTGGAGGTGTCGTACTCTCCACCCAGCACATTCTCTGTCACGATGTTGTTGTTTCCACCGGTCAGATCAATGTACTTGTCAGTGGAGCGTACTTTGCCAAAGATGTTGCCCTTGATGATCGCGCTGTTCAATGGAGCATCGATGTGAGTGACATTGCCGAAGTCGGTCGTTTCGGCCGGGAAGATGTTGTTGAGAATCTTCCAATTCAACGGGTTGGCCACAGCCGTGCTGGAATTGAGGATTGCTGCAGCAGTGAAAGCCTGCAGTTGGCATCCATCAACAGTCACGTTGTAGCAGCCGCCCGCATCTTCGATGAAATTCTGACCAGCGATACCGCGCACCCCAAGAAACGAGGCGTGAGAGGCGTCGTACTCACTGGTTCCGCTTAGTGCATTGCGCTCAAGTTTGAACGCGGCAGCATCCACAGGAGCGTCCACCATGAAGTTGATGAACCGCCAACCCCGCCCTCTTACTATCAAGAGAGGAGTCGCAGCAGTAGGAGATACAGGCGGTCGCCAGCATGCGGCGCCAGGATGAGCGCCGGCAGACGGAAGATCCGGGTGATGCAGTGAGCCACAGCCGATGATTGAAACATCGAACACCAGGTTCGATCCCACCAACTCTTCACGAACATCGCCAACGAAGAAGATCCTGCCCAGGGTAGCAACAACAGCCAGTGCAGCACCCATTGTTTTGAACGCACCGGTCCACGATTTGCCATCGTTGGTATCCAGCCCGTTGACAGTGTCAACGAAATAATCTTGACCCGGCGTCATTCCAAGCAAAGCGCCCTGGATATCCAGTTGGCCGCCTGGGCCAATGACCCAGCGGTCTCCGCCGTTTTCCATTCGGTTCTTTGTTGCAAAATAATCAGTCATTTTTTACCTATTCCTTTTTACCTGACCAAATACGTGCTTGAAAATAAAGGCCTACTTGCCCTTTTTCTTCCCCTCAACATGAGGAGTCGGTTCAGGAACTTCGTCGATTGAGTCATCACTTTCGGTTTCAACCTCTTCATCGCCGGCGTTTTTGGCCTTTTTCTGAGCGATCATCAACTCAGCTTCCGCATCCGAAATCTCAATGGTCTGCCCTTTTTGAACAGGCTTTCCATCTGCGATTGTGTCGTGCGTGATTTTTACTTTCATTCGAATTCCTTTACTGATACCCTGTAAAGATCCTTACGAACCTTTACAGGGGTATTAGGTTGGTGAACGCTTAAGGCAAGGTCACCTTGAGCAGCTTCATGGCGCCAGAGTCAACTTGTTTTGCGACTTCTCGCAAAACGTACTTGATCTCGGTATTGTCATTGCGCCAGGCAGTTCCGCCGATATTCGTGGTGGACATTTCACCTGCAGCGCGTTGGAACATCGTCGCCAGTTCGGTACCATCACCCACCAAAATCGGGGTAATGGTATTCGTGCTGAGGTTCGGTTGCTGAGAATCGGGCAACTCAACTACTTCGCGGCCCTTGAAGCGTTTAACAGTTTCGTTGGTCGGGTCAGGAGCCAGCATCGGGCGTCCTGTTCCATCCACCATTTGGTCAAGCAGATCAAAACCGGTCTGGTTCACAAAGATTTTGGCGTTTGCCGAAATTATTGGATCAAGAGTCTTATTCAACGCAGTCTTGATGGAGGTAAACACATTTTTGTAGTCTGTCACATTGACCGGGGTCAACGCATTCATGATGGCCAGGATCAAGCTTGTATTGGTCAGGCTGACCTTACGCCCGCACCAACGAGACAGGTAAGCCATGATGGCTGCCGGGGTATCGGTGAAGAGATCAGAAGCCACGGGCAGATAACCACCGTATTTCTCAAGGGTGAATTCCAACTTGGTGTAAGTTGGGCTTTCCATTGCCGGAATACGCTCTCCAGAGGGGAAATCTGATTCGGTGATTTTCGCGAAAGCAGCTGCAGCAGCTGCTGTCTCGATGGCGCGCCACCCGCTGTAAGATGTGACTGTTTCCACATTTACAAACGAAGAAAGATCAACAGCCAGGCGCCGTTGCTCATGGATCATGGCATCGAAATCTTCCGGGAGTAAGAATCCACCTTCGCTGCCGGCGGGGCTTCCACCAGACTCGCTGAGAGCATCCATCAACACTTTGAACGGTTCGGCCGCGCTGAAGCCATTGTTAATGGTTTTGGGCGAAACCCCATTGCGAAGCGCCTTGAAAAATGCCTCAACGTAAGCCGGGCTTTTGCGCATGTCAGCCACGTGCTTGGGCTCGGGGTCTCCCCCCGCAGGGGTAAAGCGGGCTGCCGGGTCGCTGCCAGGTGCAGAAGCATCCTGCATCGAAAGATACAACTGGTTTGCAGCCTTGGCTTTGGCTTTGGCTTCGTCCAGGGCAGGGCGCAGTGCCAGCGCTTCTTCGGTTTTCCCTGCATTGAACAGGGCGTCAATTTCCTCAGCTTTTGAGGTAACAAGCTGATTTGCCGCCTGAGCGGCGTCATAATACGGTTTCAGATTCATTACTTTGCTCCTTTTAGCAATAAGACTTCATCTCGCAGGCGCCGCTCTTCAGCAGATACTGGCTGCTCGATGGCATCAACCGGATCGCTCAATTGGTTTTTGAGACCTTCCGGGACATGCAAATAATTGGATAGGCAGTTCACAAAACCTGCCGGTATCGCCATAGCTTTGGTTTTCTTGATGCTGGCGGTCACGACCTCGTCCACAAA